CTCGACGCTGGCAATCTCTGGCACGGGTGTGACGGCCACCTTCCACAAGGTGCTGTGGATGACCCGCATCCCGACTGCTGGCCTGCTCTCGGGAAGGAACATCGAGTTCCCCACCCCCTTGCGCGGGTCGCCCAACGTCGCCCTGCAAATTCAGACCGCAACCGCCTCGGGCGCGGGCGCGGTGTACGCAGCACTCCAAGGCTACGCGGCCCCGTAAGGACACATCATGAGCATCGAAGAGCTGATCAACCTCCTGCAGAACCGGCTCGCGTTTAACGCGACGCAGCGAACGGCCGCCGTGCAGCGTGGCGACGTGGCCCTGGTGACGTCCCTGGACGCCGACACGGCCACCACCCAGGCCACGCTCGACGCGCTGCAGGCCGCGTGAGCCCGCTTGCGCAAGGCATCACAATGCTGGTAGTATTCGTCCCGGGTCATTGCCTCTGCTCCACTGGCAGCGACCGGACACGCTGTTGCCATTCGGCGCCTCCTCACGGGGGCGCCGATTTTTTTTGGGCCGCCGCTTGAAGGCCGAAGACTTCCGCACGCCGACGTGGAGGCGGCTGACGCAGACCCTGGAGGAAAGGCTCCAGGAGCTGCGTGAGCTGAACGACAACCCGTCCTTCAGTCCAGACAAGACAGCCCTGATCCGCGGTGGGATCAGTGAGCTGAAACGAATTCTCAGCCTGGCCGAGCAGGCCAGCCTGAGTCCAGCGGTCGACCCCGACGAACTCGCCGGCGTTGACGTGACGGGCCGACAGGCCCACACCGAGTGAGACGACGAACCATGCAAGCACAAGGAACTGCCAACACCCAAGACGAAGCGCTGAAGATCTGGCAGCAGCTCGATGCAGAGGACGCCGACCTGGCGCCACCTGGCGCGAGCGAGCCCGACGCGCCTGCAGCCACCGACAGTGCACCCGCCGCGAAGCAAGATGCTGATGCGGCCGATGCGAAAAGGGTCGGTGAAGAGGCGGCGCCGCAGGGCGAGCAAGTGCTGCTCGACCGGATCGCGGGCCTGGAGACGATGATCTCCCAGGTCACGCAGCGACTGAGAAACGCAGAGGGCCACATCGGTGGACTGGGCAGCCAACTGAAGCAGCAGCTTCAGACGGCGCAGCAGGTCACCGCGAAGGGCGGCGATGCGCCGAGCGCGACCGAAATCCGCGAGGCGCACAAGAACCCCGAGGCGATGGCCAGGCTGAAGACGGACTACCCCGAGTTCGCCGAGGCCATGGAGTCCGCTCTCAACGAGCGGCTCGGATCTCTGGAGCAGAAGCTGCAGCAACAGCAGCAGGCTGCGCCCGCGGCGGTCTTGCCGCAGGAGATCTCCCGCCTGCGCTCTGAGTTCGCTGTTGAGGTGCGGCATCCTGGGTGGCAAGACCTTGTGAGGACGACCGAATTCGTGGGCTGGCTGCAGCGCCAACCGCGGGAGGTTCAGATGCTTGCGGCGAGCGAAAGCCCGCAAGACGCTGTGCGCCTGCTGGACATCCATGCAGAGGCCTCGAAGTCGGCAACGTCACAAAGAACGCAGCGCCTGAGCTCTGCGGCGGCCCTTCCATCCGGCCGGTCCGGCGGCAACGTCCGTCAGAAGGCCGTGGAAGACATGTCGCCCGAAGAGTACTGGCGCTACCTTGACGAAATCGACCGACAGAAAAGGTAACCAGAAATGCAGACCTATTCCCTTGTTCCTTCGCGGAACCTCATCATGGCGGAGCGCGAGATGCTCAAGCACGCCATGCCCATCAAGGTGCTGAGCACCTTCGGCACGCAGAAGCAGGTGCCGCAGAACAAGACCGACACGGTCGTGTTCCGCCGTGCGCTGCCGATCGACGCGGCGTCCAACGGCGCGCCGAACATCACGGCGAGCAACTACCTGCTCCAGGAAGGCGTGACGCCCGGCGCGCGCACGATCGCCTACCAGGACGTGCAGGTCACCCTGCAGCAGTACGGCGTGCTGATGAAGCTCTCGTCCAAGGCCGAGGCCATGTACGAGGACGACATCCCCGGCGACATGGTCAAGCTCGTCGGCGAGCACATGGCCAGCATCGAGGAGCTCATCTCCTACGGTGTGGTCCGCGGCGGCACGAACGTCGTGTTCGCCAACGGCACGGTGCGCACCTCGGTGAACACCGGCATCACGCTGAACAAGCTGCGCCAGGCCGCTCGCCAGCTCGAGTCGGCCCACGCCCAGATGGTCACCGAGAAGCTCGCGGCCTCCGTGAACTTCGGCACCTCCGCGGTGGAGCCGGGCTACCTGGTGTTCATCCACACCGACATGGAAGCCGACTTCCGTAACCTCAGCGGCTTCACCCCGCTGGCCCGTTACGGCTCGCAGAAGCCCGTGCACGAGCGCGAAATCGGTGCGGTGGAGCGCTTCCGCATCATCACCTCGCCGTACTTCCGCCCCTTCCTGCAGGGCGGCGGCACGGTCACCGCGGGCACCTTCCTGTCCAACGGTGGCAACACCGGCACCACGGCCGACGTCTACCCCCTGATGGTGGTGGCGCAGGAGGCCTGGGGTCAGGTTGCCCTCAAGGGCATGGGCGCCGTGCAGCCGATCTACTTGCCCGCCAAGCAGATCACGCACGCCAACCCCATGGGCCAGTTCGGTTACGTCGGCGCCAACTTCTACAAGAACGCGGTGCGGCTGAACGAGAACTGGATGGTCCGCATCGAAGTGGCCTGCTCCGCCCTGTGATGAATAGCCGGGGCGCAAGCCCCGGCTGACAGAAAGGAAACCCGATGCCCATCGAATCTGTGAAGCAACGTGTCAACGCCATTGCCGCGCCCGGCGACCGTCAAGAGCTGACGGCCCTGATGCACGCCGTGCTCGACGCCCTGCAGGCCGTCGCGGTCAAGCTGGACGCCGACACCGGCGTGAACGACACGAATTACGCGGCCACCGTGGCCACCTACGTCACCGACTGAAAGGAATCTGAACCATGTCGAGCAACCTCGCTCTTGACGCTGGCCTGAGCGCCGCGTTCTCCAGCGGCGCCTGGGCCGAAGGCACCAACGCCAACACCATCCAGAACGCTGCCGCGGTCACCTACACGATCGACGGCCGCTTCTACAGCAAGGCCATCACCAACAACATCGCGATCAGCTACAGCGGCCCGTCGGTCTACCAGGCGGCTGCCGGCGGCGTGCAGTCCGTCAACGGCGGCTTCACCGGCGGTGTGGGCGGCTCGACCCGCCTGTACCTCATCTGCCTGGATACGGCCGGCGACGTGTCGATCCTGCCGGGCCAGATCGTGAACTCGGCGGAGCTGGCCGCTGGCCGCGTCGCGCTGCAGTTCCCGGACTGCCCGAACGGGGTGTGCGCGGTGGCGGCCCTGCGCATCGCGGTGACGGCTGGCACGAACTTCACCCCGGGCTCGGTGGACCTGTCCGCCTCCGGCGTGACGGCCACGTTCATCAACCTGTCGACGGTCCCGGCGAACCCGCTGACGGCCTGACGAGAGAAGGGGGGGCGCCTGCGGGCGCTCCTCTGCCCGCTACCCCAGGAGACTGACCCATGAACACCAAGCTGAACAGCTACGAGAAGCACCGCACCGTCGACTCCGAGAGCGTGGAGATCGAGAAGGCCATCACCCCAGCTGCGGAAGCCACGTCGGCGCGCGGCGTCGAGATCGACACGGATCGCGTGCTGCGCACCGACCAGATCGACCAGGAGGCCTTCATGCGCGACGAGCTGGAGGTGCTGTTCAGCGAACCCGCGACCGAGCACGAGCCGGCCTATGCCGAAGTCAACGTCAACGGCGACTATCGCCTCGCGGTGCGCGGCGACACGACCAAGATGCGCCGCTACCACCTGGCGGTGTTGGCCAACGCTAAGCAGTCGCGCGTGCGCCAGCGCAAGATCGTGAACGCGGACGGCAGCATGGGATTCCAGGAGGAGAACGTCCTGTCACTGACCTACCCGTTCCAGGTCATCCATGACCCGAACCCGAAGCAGGGCGGGCCCTGGCTCAAGCAGCTCCTCAAGCAGCCTGGCTGATGAACTACCTGCAGCTTGCTCAGCGTCTTGCGGTGGAGTGTGGCGTGGCCACAGCTCCCACGTCTGTGCTCGGCCAGACGGGCATGCTGGCCAAGCTCGTGAACTGGACCAACGACGCATGGCTCGAGATCCAGGGCATGCACGACAACTGGAACTGGATGCGCCAGCCGTTCACGTTCGAGACGGTCGCCAACGTCGGCGACTACCTGCCGGCGACCATCACGAACACGGTCACCGGCAACCTGATGACCGACCTGCGCTACTGGTGGAAGGACACCTTCCGCTGCCAGAAGAAGAGCATCGGCGTGCAGGACGAGCAGTGGCTCGTCGAGTGGGAGTACCAGGTCTTCCGCAACACCTACCGCTTCAACGTGCAGGTTGCCGGCCGTCCGGTGGTGTTTGCCATCAAGCCCAACGGCAAGGCCGTGATGCTGGGCCAGATCCCCAACGACGTGTTCGAGGTGAGCGGCGAGTACCAGACCCTGCCCATTTCGATGACGACGGACACCGACGTGCCTGGCGCGCCAGAGCACCTGCACCTGGCCATCGTCTACAAGGCCATGCAGTTCTACGGCCTGTTCGAGGCCGCGCCCGAGGTGCTGAGCAAGGGCAACACGGAGTTCAGCCGGTTGATGAACCAGCTCGAGAGAGAGCAGCTGCCTGAGCTGTACCTGGGGAATCCGCTGGCCTGATTCAAAGCATGCAGCAGGCTCAGCTCCCAAGGGTCCAGTACGAGCTTGTCACCCTCGGTGGCGGCCTGGACCTGGTCACCCCGTCGCTGTCTCTGGCGCCCGGCGTTGCCCGCTCTGCGGTCAACTTTGAGTGCTCCATCACTGGCGGTTACACGCGCGTTGCTGGCTACGAGCGATTCGACGGCCGGACCAGCCCGTCAGATGCTACCTATACCACCTTGACCGCTGCCATCACTGGGTCGATCGTGGCGGGCAACACCATCACCGGCGCCACCTCCGGCGCGACGGGTGTCGTGTTCCTTGTCAGCGGATCGACCGTCGCCTTCACTAAGGCTACCGGCACGTTTACTGCGGGGGAGACTATCCGCGTCGGGGGTGTTGGCCAGGGCACTGTGACTGCGCTGGGGCCTGCCACACCGCTGACTTCGCAGCAGTCGGCGCAGTACCTCAACCTTGCTGCCGACGTCTACCGGGCTGACATCGGCACGGTGCCCGGGTCTGGTCCGGTTCGTGGCGTGGCCTACTACAGCGGCACCGTGTACGCCTGGCGGAACAACGTCGGCGCCACTGCGTTGGCCATGTACAAGTCCTCCGCGTCGGGCTGGACGTTGGTCTCCTACGGCTTTGAGATGTCGTTCACCCATGGCACCATTGCCCTGGTCGATGGCAACACGATCATCGGGCAGACCAGTGGTGCGACAGCCACCATCAAGAGGGTGGTGCTTGAATCGGGATCCTGGTCCGGCAGCGATGCCGCCGGCCGGCTGATCTTTGCCTCGGTCACTGGGACCTTCCAGGCCGGCGAACACCTGCGGATAGGGTCCACCACCTACGCCCATGCAGTGGCGGCTCAGACAGCCATCACGGCCCTGCCCAGTGGCCGTGTGGAGACGGTGGTGGCCAACTTCGGTGGCAACGTCAACACGACTAGGTTGTACGGCTGCGACGGCGTCAACAGGGCCTTCGAGTTCGACTTCGTGCAGCAGGTCTATGCGCCGATCAGCACCGGCATGGCGGACGACAGGCCGAACCACATCGCGTTCCACAAGAGCCATCTGTTTCTGAGCTTTGGCAGCTCGGTGCAGCACTCGGCCATCGGCGATCCGTATGTGTGGGACCCGGTGTTTGGCGCGGGAGAGATCGCGCTGATCGACAACGTGACGTCGTTCCTCGTGCTGCCTGGCGACCAGTCCACCGGCGCCATGGCGATCTACGCCGACGACAACACCTTCATGCTTTACGGCACCAGCTCCAGCGACTGGAACCTGGTGTCGTACAACGTGGGCACGGGCGCCAAGCCGTACAGCGCGCAGAACCTGGTGTCGAGCTTCGCGTTCGACGACCGGGGGATCATGAACCTGAAGACGACGCTGAACTACGGCAACTTCGATGCGTCGGCCCTGACGCTAAACATTCGCCCGTTCGTGCAGCAGCGTCGCAACAAGGTGACCGCCTCGGGCGTGAACCGGGAGAAGTCGCAGTACCGCGTCTTCTTCAGTGACGGCTCCGGCATCTACGCGACTCTGTTCAACGGCAAGTACATGGGCTCGATGCCTGTGGAATTCCCAGACGCCGTGAACTGCATGTGCGATGGGGAAGACCCCGATGGATCTGAGACGGCGTTCTTCGGTTCTACCGATGGGCGCGTGTACCGGCTTGATGTGGGCACGTCGTTTGACGGGGACGAGATCGGTGCGTCGATCATCCTGACTTACGGCTTCGCGAAGTCGCCCCGCATCCTCAAGCGCTGGCGTCGTGCCTCGCTCGAGATCGACGGCAACGCCTACGCAGAATTCTCGTTTAGCTACTCGCTGGCATACGGGTCGACGCTGGTGCCGCAGGGCGCGCAGGAGTCTTACTCGACGAACCTGTCTGCCAGCTTCTGGGATAACGTCAACTGGGACAGCTTTGTCTGGGACGGCCGCACGCTTGCGCCGTCTGAGGTCGAGGTGGTCGGCACTGGCGAGAACATCGCCGTGCATGTCGCGTGCAATTCCGACTACTACGCGCCCTTCACGATCAACTCGGTCATTCTTCACTACAGCATGCGCAGAGGACTTCGATGAGCAACCCGTACTACAACGGGGGAGCGTTCCCCGCCACTGGCGCGCCGGCCACCTCTGCATCCATGCGCGCCGAGCTTAGCTCGATCTCGAGCGGGTTCGACAAGCTGCCGACGCTGTCTGGCAACGCGACCAAGCTCGTCGCCGTCAATTCCTCTGGCACTGCGCTGGAAGCCGTCAGCGTGCTGCCGCCCCTAACCATCACTGACTCCAACCTGGTGGTCGAGGACAACGCGGACAGCACGCGCAAGTTCCGCTTCGAGGCCAGCAGTGTCAGCGCGGGCGCGACCCGCGTGCTGACGGTGCCTGACGCCAACATGACGTTGGTGGGGGCGGACACGGTCCAGACGCTGACGAACAAGACGATCAACCTGACGAACAATTTGTTCACCGCCACCTCGGCGCAACTGGCTGCGGCTGTCACGGACGAGACCGGCACAGGCGCTTTGGTGTTTGCCACCTCCCCCACGCTGGTGACGCCTATCCTTGGCACCCCCACCTCGGTCACGCTGACCAACGCTACGGGGCTTCCTCTGTCTACGGGCGTGACGGGCACCCTGGCAACGACGAACGGTGGTACAGGACTTACGAGCTTCACCGCCAATGGAGTTGTCTACGCAAGCAGCACAAGTGCGCTGACCACGGGCAGTGCGCTGACGTTTGATGGGACGAATTTGACCAGTACTGTCGGCCCTTTCCGCAGCACGGTAGGCGCGGTTGACAGCATTTTTGGCTCAGGATCGTTTGTTAGTTCGACGCTCGGGATTGGCACGGTTTCCAATCACCCAATTACGTTTAACGTAAACCTGAACGAACAAATGCGCCTCACCAGCACCGGGCTGGGGATTGGGACCACGCCGAGCACACCACTTACGGTCCTGAAGGGAGCTGCTGGAACTGATGTCGCGTGGCTGCTGAATGCAGGTGGTTACGGCCTTCGTGTTCAGGCACAAACAGGAGGCAGTGGCACCAATACGCTGCTGTATGTCGCATCAGGTGAAACGCTCGCTTTTGGCGCCAACAACGCTGAACAAATGCGCCTCACCAGCACCGGGCTGGGGATTGGGACGAGTTCGATAAACAGCAAGTTGGTTGTGTCCAACGGCTCAAATCAGAATTTAGAAGTTCAGCCGGGTGCTACCACATATCTGTTTGCTTACGACAGAACAGCGAGTGATTACCTGAACCTTGATGTGGGCGGGCAGATTCTGACTTTTAGCACCGACAACGGTGCGGAAAAGATGCGCCTCGACTCCTCCGGCAACCTTGCGCTTGGCTGGGCAACTGCTCGCGGGGATCTCGATGTCAGCAGCGGCGTCACTGGGACCGCGATCACCAAGTCGATTCACCTCGGGTATTCGGCTGCCAACTTCTATGGCTTCCGACTTGCCAACACAAACACGGCAGGTTCTTTTTACGCCGGCACGTTTGCCATTCAACGAGGGATCGGCTCTGCGTGGAACGATGACCTTGTAGTTAATGATTCCGGCAATGTCGGGATTGGGACGAGTTCGCCTGCAAATAAACTTGTCGTTAGCAATGCCGGGGCCGCAGGGTTTGAGTTTGATCCGGCTAACGGCATCATGCAGACCTACAACAGGTCTGGCGCTGCGTATACCGCCGCAAAGGTATACGGGCTAACTTTTGAAGTTAGAACTGGCGCTTCTCCAGCGGCTAACACTTTCTTTATTGACACCTCCGGCAATGTCGGGATTGGGACGAGTTCGCCAACCCGTAAGCTCCAAGTCTCGACGGCGGGCAACAACTACATTGCTTCCGTAAACACAAGCGGCAGCACTTCGGCTTTGCTGCTTGGTGCTGAGAGCGGACAGACCACGCTTTATTCGTGGACTACGCCGAGCGGGTCAACCGGCGTCCCGATGACTTTCTACACGGGTGCGTCTGAGGCGATGAGGTTGGATACCTCCGGCAACCTCGGCCTGGGGGTGACGCCGAGTGCGTGGAGCATTGGCGGGCCGGCGATTCAACTTGTCGGCGGCGCTTCCTTTGTCGGAAACGCCTCGCGTTCGTATATCAATGCGAACGCATTTTGGAATGGCTCAAACTGGCTGAGAATTGCTGCACTTCCAGCGGTTCAGCAGATCAACGATCATACTGCTGGGTCGTTCACATGGAATATCGCACCAACCGGGGCTGCCGGGTCCACCATCTCAGCGTGGACGTCGGCGATGACGCTGGATGCGAACAGCCGCCTATTCGTCGGGACGACTGGACCGATAAACAACAATAAGATTTCAGCGTATTGCACGAACGAGAACGGGTTTGTTTCCTTAGTTACTAGCAACGCATTTTCAAATTTTCAAGGGTTTAACTCTTCGGCTGTTGCTACTTTCCAAGTTGATGGGACCGGCAACGGGTACTTTGCCGGTAACGTCGGTGTTGGGCTAACCAGCCCCGCTGGCAGGGTAACCATCAAAGGCGCGTCGGGCGCGTCGGCGCTTCAGCAACTGGGGTTCCAATACCACGGCAGTTCAAGTTACTTCATGGCCCTGGGCATCCAAGATGTCTCGGGCAACGCACAAGTCATGGCCGGGTCAGGCGCGGCGTTGGTCTTCTACACCAACAGCGACCTTGCTTCCACCAACGAACGCGCCCGAATCACGAGCGGGGGTGATCTGCTGCTGGGGACGACTGACACTGGGGCTGCTGGCCTCGGCGTCAGCAACCTGCTGAACCTCACCTTCCCCGAAGGCAGCGGCACCTCCTACGCCAACGTGTTCCGGCAGGCGTCTAGCGCGGCGACCATCCTTGCCAACGGCTACAAGCGCAGCGCCAACGCGAACGCTTTTGCTTCCAGCGTAGGAACCTCGTGGGCGAAATCGGCAATCGCGCTTAACACTGGCGACATTGCTTTCTACGCCGACCCTGCTGGCACGGTAGCAAACGGTACGGATGTCACGCCGACCGAAAGATTCCGCGTCAAGTCCACGGGGCAGGCGCGGTTCCTGCCTCTTGCTGCGGACCCCAGCGGCGCAGCGGACGGCGATGTCTACTACAACTCGACAACCAACAAACTGCGCGTCCGTGCTGGCGGCGCGTGGGTCGATTTGCACTAACGAAAGGCAAGCATGAACTGGCAGATCGAATGGCTCAAGACCACCCCGACCTCGGCCACTCCCCCGGAGTGGGTGCTGGAGTGCGGCTGGCGCTGCACGGACACCCAAGACGGGTTCTCGGGCACGGTGTACGGCACCTGCTCGTTTACGCAAGCGCCCGAGGCTGACGGCACCTACACGCCCTACGCTGACCTGACGCAAGACCAAGTCTTGTCGTGGTGCTGGGCCTCTGGCGTGCCCAAGGAGGCCACTGAGGCGAACGTGGCGCAGCAGATCGAGATGCAGAAGAACCCCCCGGTGATCCAGCCGCCGCTGCCCTGGAGCGTGTGATGGCGAAGGACAAGCTCTTGCACGTGGCCCTTGGCGTTCTTGCCATCGTCTGCGCGCTGGGCGCGCTCTTCATCCACGCCTGGTTCGGCCTGGGCGCGTGCCTGGCTTACACCACGACCGCCGTGGGCGTGCTGTACGAGTGGCAGCAGTGGTATCGCAAAGAGGGCCAGCCCGACCCGCTCGACGCACTCGCAACCGCTGCGCCCGGATGGCTGGCGTGGCTTGTCTTGGAGATGATGAAGTGAGCCCACCCTACGACGGCCCAGAGCGGCGCACGGACACACTGACCGAGGATCGCGTGAAGCTGATGATCGCGGAGGCTGTGCAGCAGGCGCTGACCTCGCATGAGCAGCACCTGACGGCGCACATGGACAAGCAGTTCGCCTCGCTGCGGCAGACGTTCGCCGAAGCGTTCCCGGGCGGGGATCCGCATGGGCATCGCGTGGCGCATGAGCGGCAGATCGCCAACGCTTCGTGGTGGGACAAGGTGAAGTCCGACGCCTTCGCCAAGACCGCCTCGCTGGGCCTGTGGGCCGCGCTGGTGTTCCTGGCCGTGGGGGTGTGGGAGCACATCAAGAACGAAGTGAAGAGGTGAGCATGGAAGACATCCTGAGTGGCGGCATCCTGGGTTCGGTTTTCGGCGGCCTGTTCCGGCTGGCGCCTGAGGTCCTGAAGTTCTTCGACCGCAAGAACGAACGCCAGCACGAGTTGTCGATGTTCGACAAGCAGTGCGAGCTGGAGAAGGTTCGCGGCTCGCAGCGCATGCAAGAGATCGGTGCGCAGCACGCGATGGCCGTGGACGTCGGTGTCATGGACGCCGTGACAGCGGCGATCAACCAGCAGGCTGAGATGGTGAAGGCCGCCGGCAAGGGCTGGGTGGCCAGCCTGTCGGCCAGTGTGCGGCCGGTGGTGACGTACTGGCTGCTCTTCGTCTGGTCGTTCATTCACGTCTGGTTTGCTTGGAGCGCTTACCTCGCCGGGGCGTCCCCGAAGGAAGTGTTCCTGACCATGATGACGGCCGACTTTGCGGCGCTGGTGGCCGGCACTTTCAACTACTGGTTCCTCGATCGGACTCTGAAGCAGCGGGGGCTTGCGTGAACCTGGACGTCGCGGTCGCGCTGTGCAAGCAGTTCGAGGGGCTGTTCCTGAAGCCCTACATCTGCCCGGCCGGCGTGCCCACCATCGGGTATGGCGCGACCTACTACGAGGATGGCCGGCGAGTGTCCATGGACGACTCGCCGATCACCAAGGAGCGGGCCGAGGAGCTGCTGCTGTGGGAGCTGCGCAAGGTCTCCTCTGCGGCTGTGGTGAGGCTGTGCCCCGAACTGTTCGCCTGGAGCCTCACAAACGGTTCCTGGCGGGCTTTCAACGCCATCACGGACTTCACCTTCAACCTGGGCTCAGGAAGGCTCCAGACGTCCACCTTGAGGCGCAAGCTGCGGGCCCTTGACTGGGAGGGTGCCAAAGAGCAGCTGGCCCTCTGGAACCGCGGCGGCGGCCGTGTGCTGCCCGGCCTGGTGCGCCGGCGCGCGGCCGAGGTGGCTTTGCTGCCCTGAGGGGTATCACAATGCTGGTTTTCCACCTACAATCCACCGCGGATCAGTGCGCCCTGCGCACGGCCTGCACTGGCTCGCTGCGGCGGGCCATTTTTGTTTGAGGGCTACGCATGGCAACCACGGTCGAGAATCCGTTCGACACGCAACCGAAGTCGTCCGGCGGGATCATCACCAGCTCGATGCCAAGCACGACGAGCGTGTCTCAGTACACGCCGCAGCAGCGGGAGGTGAGCAGGGCGACGGAGACTGCCGGCGGGCAGGTGGAGTCGCTGCTGTCCAAAGACAGCCCGCTCATGCAGCGCGCGCGCACGCTGGCGATGCAGGGCATGAACCAGCGGGGACTGGTCAACAGCTCCATGGCGCAGGGCGCCGGCGTGGCGGCCATGATCGACCGCATCACGCCGATCGCGCAGCAGGACGCGCAGACCTACTCGAACCGCGCGCTCGCGAACCAGCAGGCCGTCAACGATGCCGGCGCGCTCAACGTGACCGAGCGCAACAAGTTCGGCCTGCAGCTCGGCGGCCAGGCCTTCACCGCCGCCGAGAATCAGGCGCAGCGCGAGTTCCAGACCCGCGAGCGCGTGGGGTCGCAGGCCTTCACCTCCGAGCAGAACACGGCCACGCAGGCATTCCAGGCCGCCCAGGCGCAGCTCGACCGCGCACAGCAGACGGCACTGGCCGACAAGTCGATCGAGGCTCAGCGCGCCCTGCAGGTTGCGCAGCAGACCTTCGAGGGCGCGCAGAACGAGCTCAACCGCGTCAACGCCAGGACCCTGCAGGAAAGCCAGCAGAGCTTCCAGGCGACGCAGAACCAGCTCGACAGGACGCAGCAGGTCAGCCTGCAGGCGGCGGCCCAGACCTTCCAGGCCTCTGAGGCCGAGAAGCAGCGGGCGGCCGAGATCATGCTGGCCGACAGGCAGATCACCGCGGCCGCCGCGCTCGAGCGCGCGCGGCAGGAGTTCCAGGGCAGCCAGGCCTCGATGGACCGCGCACAGCAGGAGAAGATCCTGGTGGCGCAGCAGAACTTCCAGGCCGCGCAGGGAGACCTCGACAGGGCGCAGCAGCGCGCCCTGGCCGATCAAAGCATCCAGGCCCAGCAGGAGCTGCAGGCGGCGCAGCAGCGCTTCCAGGGCGCGCAGGCCGAGCTCGACCGGCTGCAGCAGACGACGCTGCAAAAGGGTCAGCAGGAATTCGTGGCCGGCCAGTCTGCGCTCGACCGCGGCCAACAGATGGCGCTGCAGACGGCTGCCCAGCAATTCCAGGCCTCTCAGTCCGACATCGACCGGGCCCAGCAGCTCATGCTGGCGGACAAGAACATCACCGCCCAGCAGGCTCTGCAGAGGGCCCAGCAAGAGTTCCAGCGCGGCGAGTCGGCCCTGGACCGTTCGCAGCAGGCCTCGCTACAGGCCGCCGCTCAGCAGTTCCAGGCGTCGCAGGCCGACGTCGACAGGGCTCAGCAGATCATGCTGGCCGACAGGAACATCACGGCTCAGCAGGCCCTGCAGCGTGCGCAGCAGGAGTTCCAGCGTGGCGAGTCTGCGCTGGACCGCACACAGCAGGCTTCTCTGCAGCAGGCCCAGCAGGGCTTTCAGGCTGCCCAGGCTCAGCTCGATCGTGCGCAG